CCGAGAATCTGCTCTTAACAGTTTCCACCGCACTGCTCAGCCCTGATATGTTAATCCCTTTTACCGCTTTATCAACATCTTCGAGACCCTTTGCCGCTCCGTCGAGCTTCAGGGAATGTTTAAGCTTGTCGAGCGTACCCATAGTAGTCTGTACGCCCTTCTCGAACTGCTGATTGTCAAACCGCATCTCGACAACTCTTTCGTCAACTGTCTTGCTCATAGCTTCGTAACCTCCCTCCATGCTTCATTTGCGATTTTGTCAAAAATAGGCTGGATAGCAGGATTGATGTAATCTCGCCCCTGTACCCAGCCGCCGTTTCTTGTTCCATGCCCGTATTGCAGGATGATGGCAATCGGAACTCCATTTTGAATATTTGAGTTGTAAAACGAAATCGTTACCGACCCGTTCTTGTTCTTAATCTCGTATCGCCATGAACTGGCGGTTTTTCCCGAATCGACAGGTGTTGCAGACGCAAGGGCGGCTACTCCCTCTCGACCGTACTTATCAAGGTCTCCGAGTTTAACGACCTCTTTCGCCCTCTCTAAGAACTTTGTCAATTTAGAGAAGTCGCCCTTTTGTCTGAACGTAATCATACGGTTGCTCCTTTACGACAGCTTCTTGCAGTAATCGAGGGACACCCAGCCAATGCCGGATTTGAGCTTACCCCAGAGGATAGCGCCCTGTCCGGTTGCCTCACTGACGATGGTGTAGACACCGGGCTTGATGGCTTTCTGGACAATATCCGTATTGGTACCCGGACCCTTTCGGATTCGCAGATCGGTTGCAGTGATGCGAACCTTGTATGGAACCGTACTCACCGGCTTAGTTTCGGCCGGAGGAGTAACGCCCAACTTGGCGTTCACCTTCGCGGCGATGTCGCCGAGCCGCTGGTAGATGTAGTCGCCGGGGCACGCCTTGTTGGCGAACCAGCGGTGAACCGTGAGGTTCTGCTTGGCGGGGTTGCCCACCAGGTTCTTGTCACCGGACCACAGCAGTTTCTTGATGCCGTTGCGCCGGCAGATGTCGGTACACAGCTCGATCAGCGCGGCCATGGCCTTCTCGGTGATGGCGTAGGGGTGCTTGGCCTCACAGGCCACCTCAATGGTAACAGCCTGGTAGTCGTTGGAGGAGCCAGAGATCCCGTTCACCCGGATGGGGACGTTGACCCCGTTCACCTTCTTGTAGCCGCCCGTACACCAAGAGCGGTCCTTCTCCTCGACACACAGGCCGATGGAGCCGTCATAACCCACAACGTAGTTGCAGGACGCCCCCTTGCTGCTGGGCTGGAACACCTCGCACACCCGCTTGGCGGTCACCTGGCCGACAAAGCAGTGGATGGTGATAGTGTCGATAGCGTGGTTCCGATTGGGCGTCCGGTTCGGAGAAATCATCCTTACCGTAGCCAGGGGGCTGTTGGAGAATCCCATAGAGCTGACACTTCCTTTCTTTGCGTACTTGTCGAAATACTTCTGGCCATACTCGGCCCTTTTGACCTGTGTTGCGGCTGTGTTCATACTTGCCGGTTTTTCAAACTCCAGCAGAACGATATTGGAAGCTTCGAGTACGGTCGACACGGTTTTGAGTCTGCCGAGGAGGCCATAGCTGGAAAGTTCCTTCAGCAAAAAATCAAGCTGCATCTCCAAATCACCAATAGACTTCTTAGAAGCCTTGGCATAGGCCAACAGGGCCTCTTTGCGACTCCAATAAGTCCACTGAGCCAGACCATATCCGGCGCTGTCTCGAACGAAGTTGGTATAGCGTCCCTTGTCCACCAGTTCGGTGTACTCGGCATCAGCCATACCAAACTTTCCTTCATAGGTGTTTTGGAGATTATTCGGGCGCAGGCCAGACTCGGCATAGAGATTGCCCATCAGGCCAGCAACACCATAATCGGAAAGACCCTTTGATTTCAGGTAATTCCAAATTTTTTCCTCATTTGTTGTTCCAATCAGAGGCATCCTTATCACCCTCTCGTATTCAGTTTCTTTCTCCGGGCGGCGTTAAGGGCGCGATTTCGAGCAATGATTTCTTGCCGACTCATCTTCTTCTGCGGTGCATTCTTTACATTGCAGACATTGATAAGGGTAAGAAGACGACTCAAATGCCACTTCTGACACTCGAAGGGGATTTGATACGAGACCATCCAATAATAGATGATCTCCGATGTGACATACTCACTGCTTGCGGCCCTATTTCCCCGTTTCGGGAAAGTTGTAGCAGTCATAGACGCATCGATGTAAGCAGACACCTCAGCGAGAAGCTGCGTTGTAAGCGCTTTATAAACATTGGGGTCCACATTCTGTGTCAGTGTCATGCACCGAACATAGTCGATGGACTCCTCTGCGGTCCTTTTCTCTTTGGAAAGGAAAGGCTTACGCCACTTTGCCTCCCATTTTGAAAGGGAGACCAGAGAATGCTCCAACTGGAGCGTCTGCTCTTTCGTCATGATGGGGATAAATTCGCTTTTTGCTTCGTCAAACTCTTCCCCTATCTGTGTGGCAGGTACTACGATTTTCAGCATCTCCGGTCGCCCCCACTTATTTTCAGGTCTGAGCCCCAAGAGGGGTAACAGGAGCCTTGGGCGCATCAGAAGCCGCGGGCTTCTGGACGGGAACGATGCCATTGACGAACTCGGCCGCCTTCTGCGCATCAGTCGCCAGCTCCATGAACAGGTCGCTGTATGCCTCAGTCTGGGCGAAGGCATCCCGGATCTCCTGGTTCTTGACAAACCGCCGCCCATCAGGGGACTTCTCGCCATAGGCACGCAGAACGATGTCCTTGAACAGGGCGATGATCTGCTTGCCGTCCTTTGCAGCGACGATGCGGTTAATCATCTCGACGAGGCCGCCGTCGACGGAGAGTTCCATCTCGGTCACCTCGGCCTGGGTCAGGTTGAAGTAGAAATCCTCGGTACGGGAAAGACCGTTGTAGTCGGTATAAGTCATGGTGCGTTTCAGCATGGTAAGTTTTCTCCTTTCAAAAATTAAAGGAAGCGGAGCCCTCGGTTAGAGAGCCCCGCTTCGCAGGTCGTATGGCCAGTAAATCAGCTTGAATTAACCGGCAGCAGCTGTGCCCTTCATCAGCTCAACAAGCTCTGTGGGCATCGGCAGACGAGACTCATTCTCCTCGGTACCATACAGGATTGCCTCCAGAGCGGCCATCACCTCAGCAGAGGTCTTGGTGGAGTTAATCACCAAGTGTGCAGCGGGCTTGGCACCGGGCACTTCCCGTTCACAGTACCATGATTGCGCTGAGAGGGAGACGCCTGGGCGCCGTAGACCAGGTGGATCTTGTAGCCGTGGTCCTGTCCCTCTGTGTCGTTGCCGATCAGAGTGCGATAGGCCAGGCCAAAGACCTTACGGGTCTGCTGACCCGCAGTAAGGCCGGGGGCAATCTCGACGGAGCCGTCGCAGGCTTCCCACTCGTCGGGATAGGTATAGGCCTCAATGCCGAAACCAAAGTCCTCGGCGGCCATGATATTCAGGTACTTGATGTTGTCGGCATAGAAAGGGTTAGCCTCGCCGCCGGAGGGGTTCTCATTGATAGCGGTCAGGCCGCTCCAAGCAACGCCGGGGTCATAGACGCCGCTCTTACCCATGGGGAAGAGTACGCCGTGGTCAACGCCAGTTTCATACTTGCGCTCGCCGACTTTATCCCACTGAAGTTTCATTGAAGGTTCCTCCTTATTCAGTAATAGAGTGTGAATACGTCATGGTGTAGGTTTTCTGCCGTATAGTGACTATCGTGAGAGCACATCGGCAGAAGCGCGATCTTATGAGGAAGATCACTATCCGGTTTTCGATAGATGGCTATCACCTGATAGCAGTCGTGAAGGGTGTACGGATGGTTGTTGGCAAAAACCGGCTTGATCTTAGTCCGAGAATATCGGATGCAGTCATACTTCATCTTCAAGTTCTCGGGAGGTTGGAAGTACACATTCTCAGAGCCAAGCAATCCCTCCAAAATTGTCTGAAGTTCAATTCTCCGGCTCATTGTAGAGACCTCCAATCGTCAAGATCAAACGGGGATA